GCCACTCGATCTCATCGAAGAAGGCCTAGCTTGGTTGTTCCAGGTTTTGATCTGGATCTTCCAAGTGTGGAACTCCTAGAGTAAGATCGCTTGACGACGTCGAGGCGGGGTTAAACCCCGTCTCTTCGTTTAGCCTACCGATGAAGAGCAGCCTCTGATGGGACCTCGGGAAACCCGAGTTTTCAACCAACCTTCTCAAGGAGGTTTTATGCCAAACCCTTCGAGTAACGGAGGCAAGGCTAGCTTCTTTCGCCGACTGTTCAAGGCCCAGTATGATGCATATCTGAAGATAGCCGTGCGCAAGCACGGTTTGTCGACAGATATGTTGCATGCTAAGGCCGACGACTTGTCGGACGAAGAATTAGCTAATGCCACCGCTACGCTTCGGGATCTGGCGCATCTCCCCCCTGAATAGGGACAGGTGCGTCGCTGGGGCAGAAATGCCCCAGTTGCGTTCCTGTTGGTTGCCCATAACTCCATCGTGAGATGGAGCCCCACAATCACTTAGGAGCCTTTTTAATGCTAAGCCCTTTAGAGAATACAACTCAGAACCGGTCATACGTCCCTTTTGAAATACTGGGATGTGTATTGTCCGTTTCTTTGGGCTGCGCATTGGCTCTCTTCGTGATCGTGGTTCTCAACGTTGTTGAGATTGGTCTCGCCATTTTCGGGGTTACCCTGCCATGGCGTTAAGTCCGTATCTTAATAGTCATCCAATCGACCTTTCCCTAGCGTTGGGGAAATATAGCGGAATCAGCCGTATTGTTGTCAACGACTATGTTCAGATCAATCTTTACGTTAATGATGCCCTCGTCCACACTACGGGCCCGATCAGGCCTTTCAGCCTGATTAAGCACGAAAGTGAGTACGTTGGGCGCCATCCTCGTAAAGCAAAGATCAGGGCAGAGATCGTTTACACCAAACATCGGCTGAGTCAGCCCATAGGTTTCCGGCAAGCTTTTCCTGTCACTCCACGCTATCCAAGAAATGGTAGCGTGCGTGTCAGAATCAGCGGGCCAGTTGCCAGGTCGTCTCAGGCTTACGGAAAAGTAAGCTCGAGGGCCCAGAGGTCCGTAAAGGACCCTTGGAACCGTCAAAGTCGTAACTTCTTTCCTTCCCCAGTCCGTCCAGATCCTGAACGAATCACTAAACAGTTTTTAACTGTTAATGAGGTCGGCCACAATTTTGTCAAAGAAACAGACAATCAAACTGTGGTTCCAATTACGGCTTATTTTCGTAATTGGTCAGGGACGAGGACACCAGGCTATGGGAAGAAAAAGACTCGAAGTTTGCCAGACAATCCGCATTCTTCGAGGGTTACTGAAGTGAGCGAGAATAGATACCACTGGTACCAAGAGCAAATTGCTTCTGGTTCGTGGTCTCTTACTATTGCTCCCTACAGCGACTTTTACGGTATGCCCGATTCTCCAACGCTCTTCATTGATGCTGCGGAGTTTCAAGCCTTGCAGAGACTTATCGACCATGCTGGTACTGGGCTGAAAGGAAACATGGCCCAGAACATTGCACAGGTCGGTCAGTTGACCACTATGATCGCGGGAACTACTTCCAAGATCATGGGGGCTTATCGAAATGCTCGTCGAGGAAAACTCGGCAAAGCAGTCGATATTCTGACAGGTGGGACAATAAATCCAAAGTGGCGTGGTAAGCCTGGGAATCCGTCCAAGTCGAAGGACCTTGCCAGTAACTGGCTGGAACTTCAATACGGATGGAAACCTTTGCTCCACGACATTGAGGACTTTATGGAAGCCGCTGGGAGATTAAATTCTCCTAACGACTTTGTCCAACGGGCATCCGCTTCGGCTACTGCCAAAAGAGAATATAGGCTTGACTTCCCGCCGGCGGGTGTAGCAACCGGGAGCACGGTAGGTAAAACAATCTACCTTGTCTCCACGACTTGCAAATTTAAAATCCGCTTTCGAGTTGACTCGCCTATTAATGCTTTTCTGGCACAAACCGGCTTCACAAATCCCATTAACCTCGCATGGGAGATCCTTCCCTTCTCCTTCGTGGCTGATTGGTTTCTACCAATTGGGGATTACCTCCAGACCTTATCGGCCTGGGATGGTATCACCTTTCTTGGTGGAAGCAAAGTCAGATTCACGAGGATCAGAGGGGATTCCACTTTCGACTACCATGGACCGCATGGCGTAGAGCCTACCATTCGCCTCGAGCATACTGCCGCCCAGCGTCGTGAGGAGATAAGACTGGTCCGGGATGTACTTTCTACATTCCCGAGCTCAGTTTTACCTTCCTTTAACGGTGCTGGTTTACAGGCAGGAGCTCGTGCTGCGAATGCTGTAGCGCTCGTCGTCAGTACGTTCAAAAGGTAGAGGGGACGAAGGTTTCCAATCTATGAAAGGAAGTACTCACAATGTCCGCAATAGCGGTTGTGAAGGCAAGCGGCATCCTCGATCATGCGCTGGCTCGTTTAACGACCAGTGCGACCGTGGGTGTCGACCTCACGTTGAACCCCGAAGGAAAGAATCCCCAAGGGATCGCGTCATGGGTTGACCGGAGTGGCGGAATTGCCATCGGTTACCCCCGCTTCACCATGTCGGTTCGGCCCCCCACAAAGGGTAGCCGGATCTTCAAGGTGCTAGCGAAGCTTGTTCTCCCGACGTTGGAGCAGACCAGCCCCTCGACGATGACCGGCATTCAGCCGGCGCCGACGAAGGCGTATGACTGCACTTGCGTCATGGAGTTCATGCTACCGGAGCGGAGCACCCTCGCGGAACGGCAGAAGCTGTTCAGCGCGGTTGCCTCGCTCTTTGCCCGAACCGTCAACGCAAGCGACGGCACGCCAACCGATGCAACTGGTTCGCCTGTCGAAGCCGCAGTGACGACTTTCGAGGACGTATACTAGATTGATTTTCTAGTTACGTCGTAGCATTCACTCTGGAGATGCCATGTCTTCTAAGAAGTATGGCGGTAGATTCCATAAAGGAATCACAAGCTACCGCGTTCCCGAGGGTATACAATCCTCGGCAATCACGTCTTTC